GTGTCTTATCGTGTACAAAAAATTGGGTTTGTTTAATCATTTTGCTCCTGTGCTTTTTGTTTCTTGCTTTGATGTACTGTTGTTCAGTTCGATTGCCTTTACTGTAGTTGCAGTTCGCGCAAGCACTAACGAGGTTATTGAAGTTATCGTCGCCACCTTGCTCGACGGGTGTGAGATGATCGACTGTAGTAGCTGTAGGTATTCCACAGTAGTAGCAGGTGTGGTTGTCTCGTCTAAGTATTGCAACTCTTATCTTTCTCCAACGTGATGTTGATCCGTTACGTTTAATACTATTCATATGTTGTTCATTATATATGTTAGAACCCTTGTGTGTTGAAGGGCAGAGAACGGCTTAGTAAACCATTCTCATTTGAACCCCTGAGGTTTCAGGTTATCGAACGGAAGCCTTATTGGTTATTCGGCTTAGTCTCGCCATATCATCACAAACTTATTTACACTAATAGGAGACTCGGTATTAGTAGCTTGTGATGTCGTAACTTCTCGTTATTGTTACACGTCTGCTAAATAGGCAGAACAAGAGAAGCCCTCTAACGGCTGTTTGAGTAGGCTATTAACCAACCCTCGACTTAAGGTTTAGACTTGGCTCGAGCGACCAAGGTAGTACTTATATCAGTTGTTATCTGTAATCGTCAATACGTGGATCTTGTATTGAATCTTCAATCATTTGTAAATTGTCTTTGCAACACAAATCACGATCTACAAGCTCTTGATATGCTTCTAATTTTTTTCTATCTTCTAAACGCTTTTGATAACACTTAGCGTCTTTACATACCCATTCTTTACTGTTTTCGTAATCGTAATGGTAATGTAAATAAATTATATCACTCATTTTATACCCATTTGTTTCTTTATCTTTGCTGGTACAACAGGTACTTTAGGGTCACAATCTTCGTGTAATAACTCTTTAGCAATCATTTGATGACACACTTTACACCAAATATATGTTGGCATTATTTAATCGCTTTCATACAATGCTTACAATAACTAGCTGCGTAACACCAACCACCACAACTAACGCACCTTGATATTAGATCTAACATACGCTTTCACCCACTCCCAAATCTGCATAATACCAAGAGTAAGTATTCCACCTATCAACAAACTAATAACAGCTTCTCTACCTAAAGGTGTTCCCATTTATTGCCCCTGTCTTGACTTAGTGTTTTTGTTCTACTATCTTTCTAGCTTCTTCCATATCATTTTTGTTTTGAAAGTCTTTTTCTCTATTTTTAAGGTCTAGAGAAATTGAAGCTCTCAATGCTTTTTCAAACCTGTACTGATCTTGTGGTTTCATTTTGCCCCCCTTTCCAAGTATTATTGTCGCATAAATAACACTAATAACACCAGAAACACACCTATAAACGCTGTAAATACTTCCACTTATTTAACCCCCATTTTCTTTGAACATTGTGGAAACGCTCTTGCAAATCCTTGCTTTTTTACAAGCTTCTGTGCGCGTAGGAGTTGTTCACGCACAGAGGCTCGAGCAGGGTCACCAGTTCCCCCGACATATACCCACGATCTGTTATCAAACTGAAACAAGCCCCTGTACTTGCCTGTTCTGTTAACAGCTTCTGGATTTAATGACGACTCACAAACGGCTATTTTCCGATAGTCGCTTGGTAGTAGCTCAACGTCATTAAAATATGGGTTTAACAAAAATATCTCTAAAATTGGTCTGTCTTCCAATCTGCTTGTGCCATTTCACTTTGTTCGTGAGATGACGGAAGTCTAGAAGCGCTTAACCACGCACCAAGATTATCTGCCAATAATTGTTGATTATCTAATTGGTTTTTAACAATGGTGTATGGGGCGAATTCTAACTTTGCAAACTCCTGCTCTTTACTTAAGAATTGCAGATATTTCAGTAGCTTGTCTTTATCCCAGTCAGTATAAACACGCTTACATAAACTATGCAAGAAGTTTATTTGCTTTTCTGTAGCAACCCTATAATTGCCAAAATGGCTCATTTCTAAGCCTTGCCCTTGTCCAGATACCTGTATAGGGTTTTCTTGGTTAATTTTGCCCTCTAAGGGCTTTGTAGGGCTATCTGGTGGGGTCTGCCAAGGGTCATTTTCTGGCTTCATATTACGTTGCACTTCCTCTCGACTAGCAATACCTTTAGTCACGGCAATACCAAGAGCTGCAATAGCACGACCCCAAGCACTTGTTTCAAGGGTCATCATTTCAGCACCTTTAGCAAAACCTCTAGCTGGTACACGTTCCCAAGCCCAACCACTTGCATAATTCATTTTGTCGCGATCAGGATATGCAAACGCTTTACCATAAATATAAATTTCACCATTAAACTCCAGGACTCCTTTGTATTCAAAATGCAAAGTGCCTTCTGGAAATTTGTCGTAAAACATTTGTATTCTGTCTTTTACTTCTATGTAGTTCTTTAGATAATCCATTTAATTGACTCCTATAAATAGTCCGTAAAATTCTTGTAGCTGTTGCATTTTGTTTTCACAATCACCAGCGCATACTAATGGTTCAAATATGCACCTTGTTCGGTGGTAATGATCCATAGTGTGGTATGCGTGTTGTAATAGTGTTGATATTGGATACCATTGTTTATCCATAATGCCCCTTTCCTTAAAGAAAGGTTATGGCTTACGTGTGTCAAAACACGGCATTGAATTATAACAATTTGATAACGGCGTTAGCGCCAAAGTTCGCCTTCTGCAATAAAAGAGCCGTCTTTATTAAAAGGCACAAGCTCAGGTTTAACTTGTCCGTCTTGTTCATATAAGATTCCAAAACCTGCCTGCCAATTAGCGTGCCCTTCTTTCATATAACGCATACCAGCAGAATTAAGATCACAAAGGTGACCAACTTCCATTCCCCAAAGTGTGTCAAGTTTGCCACCAAAGCCGTGACTAGCTGAAGCAATACCTTGTCTATGAGTATGACCACAAACAACATTTTTACCTGTTCTTGTAGCTAGTCCAAGAGCTGTTTGTCCTGCGTGATTGTAAAGCCTGCCTTCATCTCCGTGACCCATTATTACGCCTTTAGCAACTTCGGTTAATGATCTGTTGTATGTAACGTTTATGTCTTTGTCGTTGTAACCTAAAAGGTTTTCTATTTTGATTGCGTCAAGTACTGCAAAGGCTGGCGCGTGTCTTGCAACATATTTTTCTACGCGAATTGTGTGGTTACTACGTTGTATTACAAAAGGCTTACTGCGTCCAATAGCACTACGGAATTCTTTGAGTAAGCCTTTAAGTCCAATTATATTCTTTTGTAAAGAACCTTCAAACTCTAGGGCTGTACCACGTGCGTAAGTTGATATGGTTTGACAATCAAGCTCGTCACCAACACATAAAAGTTTGTCAGGCTTTACATAATCTATGTAATCTAAAAGGCTTTCAACGTAGGATTTCTTAATAAAAGGATATTGCAAATCTGAAATAATTACGTAACGCTTAATACGTTACCTCTTTCGTTTAGGTTTACCTAACTCTGTACTAATACTATCTATAGTACTACGAATTTTAACAACATCTAACTGTAGGCGTGTCACTTTATCTGCTAAAGAACTTCCACCATTAGGGAACAATTGAGATTTCATTTTAATAATTTCTGCTGTTGCTTTAATGGTCAAAACAAGAATAGTAACAAGTAAACCAATAATGCCAATTAGTTCGTTTATCATTGTCCGTCAAACCAATTTGGATCATAGAAATCATCATCTTCATCTTCGTCAGGTGCAACAGTAAATTGGTACTTTTCAGCTGCATAGTTAATAATGCCAAATACTGAGTGCTGTGGCATATCTTGGTTAGCTGCAATTTTGATTGTTTTCTTTTTGCCGTCAAACATTTCTAGACAACAAACAAAGCCTGTGATTAGTTTTCCTTCTTCGTGAGCTGTGTTAATGATTCGTACAAGTTCTCCAGCCATTACGTCAGGTAATTCAATAACTGTTTTTTTTGCTTTAGGTTTACTCATATTCCAAATACCTTCCCGTCAAGGTCGCCCGATTTAGTAAAGGATATATGAAGGTGTGACACGTGAGGGTTAGAACCTTTGTAAACACGCCAAGCCCAATTCTGACGTGATGAGGCTATTCGGTGTTGATGAATAATGTAACTGACTCTTTTGTCGCCTTTAAGCGCAATTGTCTTAATCTGTTCGGCTAATAGCCAAGACTCTTTACTAGATCCTTTAAGAAGGTCTGAGTCAATATCTATAGCACGTACCCAACCTTGTTTATCTGGGTTGTGATCTGATTTGCGTGCGCTGTGTGCTGTGTCGCCTATCCAGCCGTCTGAACGTTTATCGCGCTTAGGATACTTAGTATTTATTTCGGAGCGTAATTGCTCAGCTGCTTTACTTAGTCTTGGTTTTGGCATTAGGGTTTATAGCTCCCATTGAAGCAGCTACGACAGCACCTAATACAGCACGATAGTCAAGGGCGAAGTCTGTTGCTTGCCAAGCTGCTAAGAAAGCAATTGCAGCTAGTGATAATTGTTTGTAGTTAAAGGATTGCATTTATTTCTTCTTC